TACCAGTATCATAGTATTCAGCACCCTTGTAACCAAGCAACGCATACTCAACGGATTGAGTGTGGGCAGGTGTTCTGCCGCTGTAGTAGCTTGAATACAGGCTGTTATTCTGAACTTCTGTTCTGGTGTCACGATAAACGGTGAAGCGATTTCCAACAGTTCCTACCTTAGCTACACCAACACCACCTGTTGCAACAGTTCCAGCGATTTCAAATGTTTTGAAGTCTGGAAGCATTTCAAGGATAGTGCAAACGCGAGGAGTTGCGATAACAAAGTTAGCGGCTCCACGGCGGTTACGAGCGGCCATACGACCGGACTCGATAAGTAGCTTCTGATAGAAAGTGATGTTACGCTCCGCAGTCCAACGACCATCGGCACTAACTGGGCTCCAAATGGAGTAACCAGCACCTGCTCCACCATTCATGGCGGATTGAATCATACGCATCACAACTTCACGGTCGATTTCGGCTTGGATTTCATACGACATTGCGTTCGTAAGTTCTCCATCGATATCGATACCTTGCATGTTCTTAAGGTCTTGCTCAAGCTCAACAGACCAGCGGGTAGCAAGTCTACGAGTTCCTGCTTCAACAGCAGTCTTCTCAAACTTCATTTCGATCTGAGGGATTTTACCTGTCAGTTCGTAATTAGCGAGAAGTTCAGCAACACCACGGTCTTGATCAGCAAATGTCCAACCAGCATCTGAGTTGCCAGAAAGAAATGCGGAAGAAGCTCCGGTGAAACGTGTATCAAGAAGTTGATAACCAAGTTCGGAATATGGTAGACCGCCTGCACCACTTAATTGTGGATTGAGTGTGCCAATGCGAGTTCCTGTTCCACCACCGGAATTCTTACCATCGATACCGACATCATTGAGGGTATCTGCTTGATAAGCATAACGAAGGGCGAAAGCAAGACCAACTGGTCCACCCATAGGCTGAACACCAACAAGTTCGTTGGAAATCAACTCAGGGAAAGTGCGTCGAATCATAGGAATGAGGATCTTAGGAAGCCTAGCATCGCCTTGTGCGTAGCTGTCGGAGTTAGCAATACCGTTACCGATATTTTGCGTAGCACCGAAAACACCGCCAGTAGCTGCTGTATTGGCTTCTTGGATACACCATTGCTCTTGGTTTTCAAGAAGCATAGCTGTTGTTCTGTAAGTGTGTTCATCACGGATTGGAGCAACTCCCTTTGAGGAGTAATCCAAGACCTTAGACCACTTTCTTACGAGTGCATCAGTTCTGCTTTCATTAACTTGTGAGTTTGGTTTCATATTTTGACGTATTCTCTGTTTCTATATATTCAGGTCTTGCGACCTCATGACTCTTGGTGAAAAATTATCGGTTTCCGAAAACTTTAGCCAACTCGGAGACATATGGATCATATGCATCGTCGTTGTTATTATTTATGCTTTCCACTACAACTTTTTGTTGTTCTGGAATAAAATCTACATCAATTTTACGCTTTTTTGCGTCTTCTGTGATGCTTTTGATCTTTTCCTTCTCTTTTTTGTCAAAGAGACGGGAAACATAGTCGAAATTCTCTGAGATGAAATCGAATGACTTATCCTTGAGGGTCTTGCGAACGAAGCTCTTCTTATCGTCAGACATCTTGGAAATCTTTTCTTCGATGAGTGCGTTGACACGAACGGCGTTGAAGTTTTCTTCAAGAACTCTCAATTGTTTTTTAAGTTCAACGTTTTCATTATGTAGATTGTCAATCTTGCTCTTGCCATCAAGAACTGCTTCTTGAACGGATTCCTTCATCATCACGCTGTCAACAGCGAGTGTATTGCGAAGTCTTTCAAGAACATTCATTGCGGAAGTATTCTTAACTGCCTTGGAGAAATCATCTTTAGAGAAGCTTTCTTCCAAGAAAGAATCAAGATATGAACTAACTGCACCTACAACGTGGGCAACTGTTCCTTGGCTTCCTTCATTGAGAGCGGTTTCATACTTCTTAACAACCTTCAATAGCTTTTGAGTTCTGTCTTGATCGATAGCAGATACAATACGCTTCATTTTGACACTGTGGTCTCTATCAATCGTCTTGATAAGTTGATCTAACTTCTCGGCATAAAGTTCATCTTGTGCAACGAGGGCTGCTTCGGTTGTCAATTCAACTTTCTTATCGAAAGCTTCCTGAATGGCCACTAGCGTATCTTCGCTCATGATCTTTACAACATCTTCGTTGAGTAAATCTTTAATTTTCATAGTTTAGAATAAAGGGGTGTTAAGTTCGTCCTCGATGCGAGCTTGCATCTTGGCGTTAAGAATACCTGTTAAATATTTATTCGCATCGTTGTATTTTTTCTCCAAAATACATTTAATAAACAGAGAAATTTCTTGATTTTCACTGAAAACACCTTTGTCATTGTTTAATTGTTCAACGGAAGTTTTGCGATTATAGCTTCCTTTGCCTTTTTTCTTACGATGAACCTGTGTAGGTGGAGCGGATTTCTTTCTGGTTTTAGCAGCCTTGACTTTGAATGTAGCTTTACCGTTACCTTTTTTCATTTTCTTGGCAACGGATTCGTTATCCTCTTCTGGCTTCTTTTTCTTAGAGTTCTTGCTTTTTCCAGCTTTGCTGTATGCAATTGCGGCTGCTTGTTCAGCAGCTTTCTTCTTATTCTTGGGCTTTGAAGTTCCGATCTTACCTTTTTTCTTGTAAGTGCTCATCAATTCCCCAATATTAGAAGAGATAGTTTCTTGGTCTTTTCCTTTTTTGAGTGGCATAAGTTTATTTAATTCAAGGCGTTAATAAATTTCAAAATTTGTTCCTTGAGATAACCATCCATATCCTTTTTAGGTAATTTAGATATAGAAGCTTGGAAGTTTTCGTAAACTTCTTCAAATGAACCATCTTGTTCAAGCACATAAGTCTTGCTTTCAAGAATACCATTAACAAAAGCTTTTGGGAAAGATGGATCGGCAACTGCATCAACTGCAACCAAACGCATATTCTTAACTCTGCTGTATGAAGATTCTTCTTGCAAAGAACCCAAAGCGCGAGTTGACATACCAACCTTAACGCCATCGTTGATCAAAGCTCTAAGGATTTGACCCATTGGAGTCGTAAGAACTTTAGCTTTTCCATAAAATGCATTGTCAACTTCCTTGAGTTCAGTAACCAAGTGACATGCTCTTTCGAGATTGACATCAGCACTAGACGGGTGATTTAATTCACCCATTGCTCTACCGGGAAGAACCATTTCTTCAATGTATCTGTTAACCTCGTCTCTTGTGTCCAAAAGATCGTAGTAACGTTTATTTTTATTAACTTGGTTACATCCAATAAACGGACCTTTAACATACAAGGAGTTACCAGCCTTTAGATTGTCTTGTTCTTCAACAATTTCGAAATCTTCTAACAGATTTGGATTCTCGGAGATTAGTTTTAGTTTTAATGCCATAGCTGTATTTATCTAAGTAAAGCTTTAAATCTACTGATATTATCTACTTGGAGTATAAGAATAATATTGAGTTCTGTAATACATTGCACCTGCTGATGATGCAGATGCGCTTACTTGATTGGTATTTGTAATTCCTCGTATCACAACATTGTCATTGTTTGATAATAACAAACTATTAAGAACTGAGAAGTTGTTATTATCATAAATTGTAATATCCCCACCAGTCTTGTTGTAAATTATAACTTCCGAGCAAACCTGTGCAGATAACGCTACCAAAGAAGTTGATATTGATTGTCTGAAAGATTTACAGATATTGTTATTGAAATATGGAATGTATTGTGCGTCTGATGCCATAAAGTTATTTAATTAGCCTTGTATTCATTTCTCTAACCAATATAGTCAATTAACACCAATCTACTAGCAGTAGATAAAATTCAATAAAGAGTATCATCCGTCTGAACTGTGGTAGTTTCTGTTATGTCTATATTTTCTGTAATAATGACTGGAACTGCGTACTCAAATACCGAGCCATTGAATGAATAGCCTTGCGGCATAGTAACTATACAGCGTTCACCTATGTCAGTCTTTTCTAACTGCTTATTTACAGCCAGTCCTAACTCGGTGTTACCTTCAAATCTTTCAAGTGTCAGTGGTATGTTGCTATTGATACTGTCAAGAATGACTTGAGGATCACGATTCCAGAACTTATGATAGCATTCGTTCTGTGTGATTGCATAATGACGGGCTGCTTTAGTTTGAATTATAGTAAGCTCTCTATTATATTGTGTTGGTGTTAATGCTTCGATCATATTATTAAGTCCAAGTTTCAATAAAAGGAAAGGATTCTGATGCTTCGGGGCCGAGAATTTTAAGCCAATCTACATAAACCGCTCTAGTGGCTGCTGTATGTGTTTGAATAAATACACCTGCACTGTTGCCTGAATTTATTCCTCCTCCAGAAAATGAAAACATCTGTTCGGCGAGTAGTGTTCCAGTTGCACTCCAAATCGCAACTTTATAAGACTGAGCAGCTCCTGTTGCATAGGGAGATGCTCCCAGCACAGACATACCAAGGATGTAGTCTGTATTGGGAGCAACCGTAGGAGACCCAGTGATAGGGAATGTGCCTATAGTAGTAGTTGTTGATGACATCTTCCAGTCAAATAAGAAACCACTTGAAACTGCAGGATCAAAGAGAACTCCAACTCTATGTACGGTCCATACGTTGGCACCAGTGTTTCCAATGGCCATAAGAACTTTGACACTTGTTATTGTTGGAATTCGTATTTTCGCAAACATCTTAGAATAGTTTACATATTCTGCTGTCGGAGCAGCGATATAAGCAGAGTTACCGCTAAGTGATCCTGTGAGTAGTCTAACATAACCCTTATCAACGCCTGTAAATCTTTCGGCGGTAGGAACAGATGACGTTCCAGAACCTTGCAGCGCGTATGCTGATGAGCCATTTGGAAAATCTTCATCAACTATGACATGAGTTGCCATAGTCGGTGGTATTACCACATTTTTTATAGTTCCACCATTAATTGTAGGGCCATTAGCAAATACATTAGCTCCAGTTCCTGTGTTATCTGTTAATGCTGCTC